TTTCATAATCAACAGCTATAAAAAATTGTTTATCCTTATCAGTTTTTGCATAAGATACTATACTGTTAATATATGTTTTTTCAGAAACAATATCCATGTTAGTAATCCAGTTAGTGACTTCAAAAGCGTCCTCGTGATCTATGTATGTATTCATAAGTTCTTTAAATGTTGCTGCCGTATTATTCCCATACACAACTACATTTAACGGTGTATACGATTGTGAATATGCACTAGCTATTAATTTATAAAAGTTATGATTCTCATTTAATCCACTGATGTTTAATTCTAGTAAATTGCCAGGTTCTGTAATAAATGTTGGCGATATTGCGAAGTCTTTTGTGAAAAACATCAGACTTCTGACATCAGCATAAAATGCTCTGTTATTTTCTGATTTTATTTGTACATTATTCAATGTATTCAAATCATTTCTTTCTATTGCCATTATTCCTCCCTAAAATCTTTATTTATATAATGCTCCGCAAAATAGCTAAATTGCAGAACTTGTTTGTAATATTTTCTGCCTATAAAATTAAAAGGCGTTTCCTGTATCTTATATACTTTCCGTATCTTCCTTTGATGTTTTCTATCATCAAAGTAATCATTTGTTGCGGCTGTATTAGCCAAAAACATATAAAGCATATCAAAATTGTTATGTTTCTCTCGTGATTCCAAAGTTAAAAGCACCTGTATTTCCTCATCGTAACAATATTTATCATTTCCAAAAGGAATAGGATTACCCGCATCTTCGATATACATATTATAGAAAACAAGCGGAAATTTAAGTTTTTCGTACTGTTCAGCCGAAATTTCATCACGTTTTTCTTCATTGATAACTTGATTTATGCCAAACTTTTTACAAAACTCTTTAATATCATTCACAACTTCTTTTCTAATTTCGCTTGTCATCTATATTCAGCTCCATTCTCAAAAACTCTCCATAATTTTCTTCAATATTAACTATCCTATAAATCACACCATTGTGTTTTATTTTCATATTTTCGGAAATTTTGAAGCTGTCTGTATCATTTAGAATGTAATATCCTTCTTTTTTGTTCGATAAAAAACTTCCGTCTATACTTTGTGGAAACGATGAATTATGTTTTGGTGTTAATACAGCCATTTTTACAGTCTTTTCTATTTTATCTTGAATCGGATTCCCTAAATCATCAAATTCAATTTCAGGATTTTCTAGATACACAGTTACATCATCTGAAAACTTCCTTATAACTTTCAAAACTTTCCTAATAGCTGTTCTAACTTTCCTGTCCACTATCCACCACCTCTCCCAACAATTCTACCGCCATTAATCTTTGCAGCGATATTACTTTTAAAATGCCCTGTTTCAATCATCGGATTGTTAAATCCTTTTTTCTTAATTGTTGCAGGACTATTTGCTGGACTTTTAATTCTTTCAATCATCGCCTTATATTTTGTACTTGCCTCTGTTCCAATTTTATTAGTCATCGCTTCAACGCTGAAACTTCCATTTATAATCTTTGCAACTCCTTCTTTAAAGTATCTAGCCGCCATTGGCTTGAACTGCTCAAATGCTTTTTGATTATAATTCCATCCCGAAACTCCACGACTAGATCCTGTGTCAAGAACATTAGACAACCCAAAAGCGTCAAAACCACCTTTAACACTATAATTAGTTACTGTTCCAACTTCAATTTTTTGCTTGTTCATCGCCAGTAACTTCTCTAAGTTCTTGTTTTTTGGCTTCTCCTTTGTTTTCAGTTTGCACGGCATTTTTATCCCCCAGCTCTATAATTTCGATATTAAGTTTTCTTTCTTCAATTTCCTCTTTCGCAATATTCATTCTGCGAGGTGTCAAATCAAGCTCATTATCGCCTTTTTTAAGCAATATGTGATTTAATTTGACGAGCAGGATTTCCCCTTTTTCCTTGTTTTTAAAATTAAACATAATCTGCTCCTTAAACTATTGATACAGTTGTTTCGTTTTCATCAATTCCAAGCGTTTTTAACAACTGTTTATACATCATTAAATATTGATTGTTTCCACCTGTTTCTTCAATTACAATATTAGATACTTGAACTTTCGTAAAATCAAAGTCATCTAATGAAGTGAGTAAATATCCAAAAAGATATATTTTGAGCAATTTTTCTTTTTCACTGCTATGTTTTTCTTCAGCGACTTTATAAAACTGCTCAACAACTCCTACATCAAAATCTGAAGTTTCAGGAATATATTTTTTCAGTTCTTCCAAAGTTTCGTCCGTCATTATTCATCAACTCTTTCGCTGACAAGTTTATTTTCTGACAAAGCTTCAAATTCTGATTCTGGCAATTCTATTTTCTCACCTGTTTCATACCTAACATCGTTGTATCTTAAAGGTGTTAAAGCTATCGCAACAATAATAGCTCTCATTTCATTCTTTTTATCTTCTTTTGCCATTTGATTCACCTACCCTACTGTTGCTATAAACATGCTATCCATAATAGATGGATTTGGAGCTACTAAGTCCTCAATGATTACATTCACATTATTTACAACTCCAGCTGATTTTGATTCTGCTACAACCTCAACAGTCGAGAATGTTCCAGCGATATCAACCACTTCTCTATCCCCCAACATTCCAAGCAATTCATCAGTTTTTGTTGGAGTAGGCCCATATTCCATTACCCCTAATTGACCGTTTGGAATTAATGTTACTACATTATCAGGGAATACATTTTTTGTTGTTTTTCCGACTTTTATTTTTTCATTCCAAACCAATATAGTCATTCCAACTACTTCTTCAATTGTAGCTTTTACTAATGCTGGAGTAACTGTAACAATCGTATTTTTAAATAACGCTTTTACTGTATCGTGTTTTTTCAACATATTAAAAGTAGCTTTTGACATCAAAGCAATTTCAACCGTTCCACCATCTTCTTCAGCAATTTCTTTCCATCTCTCTAAATCTTCAAGTGGTTTAGCAGTTGCCACACTCCAAATATTAGTCCCAGCCAATGTTTCTTTGTATTTATCAGCTAATTTATAATTAATTGTTTGACCACCGCCGTTTTCATTTGGAAATGTAACTTTTGCTGTTGATAAAAATTGAGCTGCTGCATAAGATGCGATTGCTCGAGGACTTGCCAAAAATCCTTTTGACCCTGCAAACTTATCGAAAATTTGTTTTGAATAATTATCAATCACTGTTTGATTCCCAGTGTTCAAAATCTCTAACAACTCTTTTCTACGTTTCTCATCCAATGTCATAGCTTCTCTAAAAAATTGTTTATCTCCTTTAGTTACTGTTTTTAAATCCCAGTCCCTAAACATTACATCCGCATCTAACTGACTACTTTGCAATACTTCAACGGTTCCACCGTCTAAACTTCCAAAAACATTTACATCAAAGTTATTTGAAAATCCAGCCGGAAACATTGCTTCTACTAACGTAGTTCCTTTTACTCCTGCATAATACTTATTTAAACTTTTTGCGTTTAATAAATCTGTTAAATTCATTGGCATCTCTTAACCTCCTATTTTCTATCCTTATAAATGTAAGTCACCCCTGCTGGTAACTCCGCTTTTGTAACTGTAATTGGTGTAGGATGTTCTTTTCCTACTGCAATTAATTTATCTAAATATACAATTCCTTCAAGCGAAACTGTTGCTTGTTCATTGTCGTTGTAATATTTAAACTCAACATCATGTAACAACACCGCTTCCGCCTGTGTTCCTGTCCCTGTTGGAATTACGAATGCTCCTTTTTCTCTTAAATCTTCCCCATTTTTTGCTTTAACAAGTGTTCCAGCTAACAAATACTCTTTATTAGTATTTTTGTCCTTGTAAATATAATTAGCAAAATCTGATTTTAATATTTTCACTTGCACATTCAATTTTTCTTTATGCATTACTGTTCTTTTTAACATCTCAACCTCCTAAAATTTTGTAAGATCTGTTTCATTGTTTTTATTTTTCTCAATCATTCTGTCAACAAAATCTTTTTCATCTTTCTTTTTATCTTTTGGATTGAATCCTCCATTTGTTATCGAGTTCTTTTTCAAGAAATCTGTTGTGAACTCCTTCTCTTTAGCTGCAACATTCTTAACTGTCAACTCAAGACTTTCAACTGTCATTTCTGGCGTAATTTGAACTAAATCAGCGAACTGTGGACTAATTTTTAACTCTGTTACCAACTCGTTTTTTCTAGTCTTTAATATTGTTAGATTTAGTTGCTGCTTCGTTTCAGCAAGCTCTTTTTCGATTTTTTCTTTTTCCAAATTTGCCAATTCTTCAGCAGTTTTACCGTGCTTTTGAAATTCTTCAAGCTGTTTATTACTATGCCCAAGCTGCGATTTTAAAGAATTAATTTCCTTATCTTTTTCAGCCTGTACTTTTTTAAAATTTTCGATTTCAGCTTTTAAGTCATCAAGTGTTGGCTCGTTTCCACCTGTACCAGCTCCTTCTCCGTTTCCTTTTCCTTCTCCAGGCTCATCATAATACAATTCCAATTGTTTGAAATTTTTCATTTTCGTTTCTCCTTATTTTTTTAGATTATTTGCTGTAATTCATAAAATGATTTACAGTATTGATACTCTATAAATTTTTGAGATTTGACATCAAACAACTCATAAATGATTTGTAATCTTTCAACTCTCAAGAATTTTGATTTATGTCATTGATTTCCTCTTGTGAATCAGGGAAATAAACAGTAGCCCAACATCTGCATCCTGGTTCTTCGCCTGGAACTATTTCAGCATTATCCCAATTATAGATAACTCCGTCTCTTGCCTCGTGTGTCGGTCTAACACGTTCATCTCCCATTGTGTTCCACTCAAAATATTCACTTTCGCTTGCAATTATTTCTTTCAAAAAGTCTTTATAATAATTGCCCAACATATTCCTAGCTCTAAATTTAGCGTTATTCCTCAATTTATCTTTTAAATCAGTTTTTTTCTTGTTTTCTTCAATATAATTATTTTCATTTATCTTTATTACACTCCCATATTGATGAAGGGAAAAATCTTTTTCACCTTCAGGCATAATTAGAGTTAGTATGCTCTCATATGTACTATTATGATTTAGTTCTCCTTTCTTTTGAAGAGTGAGAAAAAGTTCGGCTATATCATTATTAGGAGTTCTAAAATCAAATATTATTTGCCCCTGATCTTCAGAATCCAGAGGTTCTAAATTAAAATTCTTAATACCTCCTTTTTTAGCTATAAAATTACAAAAGTCAATAACTGCAGCTTTAGTTCTTAAGGATTTCTTTTTTAATGTATGAGTAGTTATTATTTCTGGACTTTCCCAATTACAAAGTTTTCCATAACGCACAAGTTGTTCTTGTCCACCATTAGCTATTGCTATTGCCTTTCCTTTAAAAAGATAAAGCAATAGTTCTTTTTCAATGTTTTCACAATCTTGCGCCTCATCAAT